TCATGCGCGCACGCCTCCGGTCTGCTTGAGAAAGTTGGCGAACAGTTCGTGGCCCTGCTCGGTGAGGATGGACTCGGGGTGGAACTGCACGCCCTCGACATTCAGGGTCTTGTGGCGCAGGCCCATGATCTCGTCGACCGAGCCGTCGTCATGCTGGGTCCAGGCGGTGATCTCCAGGCAGTCCGGCAGGGTTTCGCGCTTGACCACCAGAGAATGATAGCGGGTCACGGTGAGCGGGTTGTTCAGACCGGCGAACACGCCCTTGTCCGCATGGAACACCGGGCTGGTCTTGCCGTGCATCACCTGGCGCGCGCGCACCACGTCGCCGCCGTAGGCCTGGCCGATGCTCTGGTGGCCGAGGCAGACGCCGAGGATCGGCAACTTGCCGGCGAAATGCAGGATGGCCTCGATGGAGACCCCCGCCTCGGTCGGCGTGCACGGGCCGGGCGAGACGACGATGCGCTCGGGCTTCAGTGCTTCGATCTCGGCGATGCTCAGTTCGTCATTGCGGATCACGTGCACGTCGGCGCCCAGCTCACCCAGGTACTGCACGACGTTGTAGGTGAAGGAGTCGTAATTATCGATCATTAGCAGCATTTTTTGCTTAACCTCTTGATTTTACTGCCTTTTACTTCACGCCTCTTCATCTAATACCCGCATTTGTACCCGCTTTTTTCAGCACTGGAGGCTGCACAAGCAAGTGCGATTGACTGCGATAGAAGGGCGAACAGGAAGACACCGGCCGATCCGGCAAGGGAAGTCAGGCGCGCCAGCGCCAACGGGCGACGGCCTTGATGAGGCGCATCAGGAGGGTACTGCTATAGATCACGGGAGGTATCTCGCGTTGCGATTGCCGCACAGTAGCCCAGCAAGCTACACGGTGCAATATCACCATACCTACCAAGGCCCCGCAGATGGACAAGAATACTGTATAGAAATACAGTATTCATATGGACCTACACGACCTTGCGCACAAGCGCCTCGAACTCAGCCGATGGCTAGCCGCCTACCAGGACGACAACGCCTGGCGGAACATTGAGGCCGAGCACTATGCCTATCTGCGCGACAGGGCAAACGAGCTGCTGCAGCTCGGCGAGGTCTCGACCGACACGCGTAACCGCATCGCCGAGGCCGCTTTCGAGAAGTACCAGGCCTATCTGCGCCTGAACACCGCAGCCGAAACCCAATGGGCCTGGCACTACGAGTATCTGGTGCATGAGGCCGAAACGCTGATCGGCAAAATCGGCGGCGAAGGCCACCTGTTCGCGCACCCTGATCGGCAGCTGATGGGTTGCATCAGCGTGACACCCGGAGTCGTGCCTCGCCTGATCCGCTACGTCGACTATGATCCGGTGGTTGTCGGGATTGTCGACGGCCTGCTCATCAAGCGGCCGGATGCCGAGCCCTGGCGCATGACCCTGATCCGCAACCCGAACGCCAAGCGCTGGGCTGCAGGCTGACCAGCAGGAGGCGCGCATGTGCGGCCGCTACGTTTCCCCCGATGATCGTGCCATCGAGCGCTACTGGCACATCGGCGCGCGCAACTCTGGCCAGTGGATACGCCGGTACAACGTCGCGCCATCCACCCAGGTGCCGCTGTTGCGCCTCAACACCCACGGCCAGCTGGAGCTCGACGCGGGGCGCTGGGGGCTGGTGCCGCATTGGTGGAACAAGCCCGCCCTCCCCGGCCTGAGCTTCAATGCCCGCAGCGAGGAGGCCGCAACAAAGCCGATGTGGCGCCAGGCGATCCGGGCGCAGCGCTGCATCATGCCGGCGCTTGGCTGGTATGAGTGGAACGAGCAGCAGAAAGTGCGCAACCGCGCCGGCCGTAAGGTGAACCAGCCGTACTACCACCACGCCGCCGACGAAAGCCCGCTGGCCATCGCCGGGCTCTGGTCAAGCTGGTCGACGCCAGACGGCCAGCAGCTGCTGTCGTGCGCGCTGCTGACCAAGGAAGCAGCCGGTCCCGTCGCGGCGATCCACCACCGCATGCCCGTCATCCTGGCCCCCGAGCAGTTCGACCTTTGGCTGTCACCAGCCAGCAGCCTCGACCAGGCCCTGGCAGTGATCGCCGCCAGCCGGCAGGATTTCGAGGTCTACCCGGTCACGACCGATGTCGGTAACACCCGCAACGACTACCCCGAACTGCTGGAGCCGGTCGAGGTGGTCTGATTCGGCATCAGCTGTCGGACTCGTACGCCGCAACACCCTCGCCAAACGAGATCCACTCCGACTCAGACGCCGAAGCCTCGCGCATGATGAACAGCTCGACAGGCTTCCCTGCGGCCGGCTCAGCCGGCCTGATGCGCGCGAAGCGGTGCGTCTTCACCCCGACGGTGTACGAGCTCTCAGCACGGTGGAAATCCCACAGCCCCCAGCCGCCAGCCTCACTCAACTTACGCTCAAGCTTGATCGGCCTCTTGCCGTTCACCCGGATTACCAGCACGGCAACACCCCTTCGAGGAAGAAAGCTCGCAGTCTACCCCAGCGGACCTGAAACGCCGGGCACAAAAAAAGGCCCGGTGCCGTAGGGATTTCCCCACGGCACCGGGCCATTTCATTTCGGTGACTGAGCTGCCTGCCGCTCAATGCACGCCAGCACCTGGCCCGCGCAACTCAGCAGTGCGGCGTCGGCCGCGTCCAGGGCTTCGCCCCACTGTTCATTGACCAGCACGGGCGGGCGGTACGGCAGGCGGCACGGCACCAGGCTGCACTCCATGCGGGGCGGCGTAGGCGGCGGGGTCGGTGGTTTCGGGGCGCTCGTACAGCCGGCCGAGAGCAGCAGGCACAGCACCAGTGAGATAATCGGCGACGGCTTTGTCATTGCGTTTCAGCTCCGCGAGGGCAGCCGCCTGGGCGGCGTGGTTACGGGCTACCACCTGGCTGAGCTGCTGCATGCGCCGCTCGATCTCTGCCAGGTCACCCAGGGTTTTCTGCTGCTGCGCGAGCACACCCGCCTGCAGCTCGATCAGCTGCTCAGCCTTGACCAGATCGGCCAGGGCCTTGTCTGCGCGTCGAGCCTCGATGTCGATACGCGGCGCCATGCCCCACCAGACAACGCCGGCAGCCAGCGCCATGAGCAACAGCACGCCGCCAGCTTTGGCGGCCAGCTGGTACCGGACGGGGATCATGCCAGCGCCCTCCGCACCCCCTCGTCGATCACCTCGGCGCGATACGGCTGGCGGCCGTTCTCGTGCTTGATGATCTCGACCACCAGGGCCCGCAGCACGGGGCGCTGGCGAACGTCGATGACGGTATCGGATTTGACGCCGAGCGCCCTGGCGACGGCGGAAATGTAGGCCTCGGTATCGTTTTCGTTACCCGGCGCCCAGCGGTTAATGATTTCGCGCACAGTGTCGATGCCAGGCCCGCCGACACCGGGCATGCCATCCTTGCCGCGGTAGTTGAGCAGCAGCTTGCCGAGGGCACGGATGCCATTTTCCGGCGTGTCGAAGCGGGCAAAGCGCGGGCGCGGCACACCCTCCTCCAGGCCGAGCTGGCCTTGCCAGTTGTTGCGCGGGTTGAAGTCGATGTTGCCGGGGTTGTTGTTGCGAACGCCGCGTGGTGTGGACATTGGTTATCTCCAGGCACAAAAAAGCCCGCGCGTGGCGGGCTTGGTGGTGATGGTCTACCCTGCGGGTTCAACAACCCCGCAGGGAGCGCGATATGGGAGTGGTAATTGAGCGGAAGAAGGGGCAGTCGATACGACTCATGTTCGGCGAGAACGTGAGCGATGAAGCCCTGCTCGAACTGATCCGCAGCGGCATAACGATCACCGTCACCGAGATCGGCCGGCACGGCACGAGAACCCGGATCGGCATCGATGCCCCGCAGGCGGTCAACATTCTCCGAGCGGAATTGCTACAGCGAGAGTGGCAGGAGGCCTAGCCGAAGTAGAGGCGAGAACGCCCGGGCGGGGTCAACATTAATGGGGTTCCTATGTACCACCGCGTATGGGTGCCCTCACGGCTGAAATTGATCCAGCCCGTCAACGGCGCGTGACTGTCGACCTTCACGCTCGTAAACGGGGGCGCGCCGGCATAGTCGCCGCGCAGGCTGATGTACAGCCTCGGCGACACGCCCTCATACAGCTCGCTCATCACCTCAAGAATCTCGCCAGGCGCACCGGGCGTGGCGGCTGCGCCAGGTATGCCCGATGCACCCAGCGGATGTATCGCCCCCCGCCCTTCGAGCTGGGAGTACCCGCCGAAATCGTAGGAACTGTTTTGGTAGAACACCGAGGTCACCACTACGTCCGTCGGCACAACCAGCTTACCTGTCGTAAATGCCAGCGCTGTCTTCATTTGCATCACTCGATCAAGTACAAGGCCGGCGGCAGCGTTGTCAGCGTCAACAGCGCTTGACCGACCAGTGACGGCGGCAGCGTCACGGCGGAACCGGCGTAGTAGTAATGCGTAACCGCAGTCGCCGCGTTGTCGGTAAAACCGAGCGGCGCGAAACCAGCCAGCGCAATCGCCCGCATGGTCGCCGCAGCGGAGAGGATCACCGCCGCGAAGTACAGCTGCCCTGGGTACAGTCTCACGGCGACCGCGGCCGCCTTTGTACCCGCGGGGCTGGTACTGATGCCGCCCGTGCTTGTGACTGCAAGCCGCGTCCCAGGCAGATCCAGAGTATCGCTACCATCAGCGGCATAGATTCCCAGCGTGCCGGTGCCCGTCGCAGCGGTCGAGATAGACAAGCCCAACTGCACCACGTCCATCACCCTCGATACCGTGAACGGTATGAGAAGCACACGCTGAGCAGTGGCCGCCACCGTACCAAGCGCGGTCGCGTTTACGGCGCCCGCAACGGTACGGATGGTGGCGGCCTTCCGGGGCATTGGGATTCCACCGCTGGACTGCGGGCTGGTCGTCTGCCAGATCGTGACCCCCGCGTCGGAGGTGATGAAGGTCATCACGGTCCGCGCATTCGGCGCGCTGAGCGGCTGAAACGGCGCGCCGCCGTCTCCCGCCCGCACAGACGACGGCCAGGCGATCGTCCGCTGCCCGGCGGCGTCCTGCAGAAACTCAACCGTGAAGGCCACCATCTTGCCGCTGGGCACGTTCTGAAAAACGACCGATGTGATGTTCTGGCCTAGCGTCACCTTGAACGCCGCAGGGTTCGTCAGATCGAGCGTGAGCACTCCAGCGCTGATGCTGAGTTCCGTCAGTTCGTCCCAACCCGATCCGCCCTCCCCACCTGGCACATCGAGGGTGTCACCCTCTGGTAGCTGCCGAATTTTGCCCTCCAGCCGGACCAGCGGTCTCCGGGCAGCCATTAGAGCACCACGGGGTCGCTGTCATCGGTCACCAATTCGGTGGCGCTCTTCGCCACGCCAAGGTACTGGCTGACTTTGTTGACGTTGCCGGCATCGGTCTCATCCAGCGGCGTAGCGGTCACGCCGCCTGCCGTGCCCAACCAGTAGCGAGAACCAACGGTGAGGCCAGACAGCGCGGCGTTAGTGCCGTCCAACGGGTAAATCGTGGCCGTGCTCGCCGCGGTGAACTCCTCGAGCACGAATCCATCGGCCTGGCGGCCGTTGCTGTTGTCAGCCAGTCGCGCAGAGAACACCCCGCCGTCGTTGTGGTAGTTAACGAATTTGCCGGCGCCCAGCGTCTCGCTGGCTACGGCCTGGGTGGTATTGGCGCCGATGCCCTCTGGCATCACGCTCATATCCAGCCGGCCAGTGGCGCCCAGGCCGACGATATCGCCGGCATTGGCAGCTCCGGCAGAGACTACGGTTGCAAAAATCTGTTCGAAGCGGCCAGCAACGCGCGCGAGAAAACCTTGAGCCATGGTGATTACTCCAGTTCGATGGGGTCTTGCAGGTTGAGTAAAAGCCGGCCGCTGGCCACGGCCGCGCCAAGCAGCACGTCGTAGCCATCAGCAGGCGGGGTTTGAGTGAGCGAGCCAGCTGAGCCGAGCCAAACTCGGCCGGGCTGCCAGTTCCAGCCGTCATCATCGACGGCGCCGAGACGCTGCACGTTGATCGGCTGCCCCGGGTCGGCCGCCGTCAGCGTCACGCCCAGCAGCAGGTCGATATGCTCGGAGTCGCGGTAGTCCAGGGCGAAAACGTGCCCATCGAGTTCGTATACCGCCCGCAGCGCGCTGAGGGTTTCGCCCGCCAAACGCTCCACGGCAGCGCCGCCAGCAGGCCCTGGGGCGCCCTGCCGGCCTGGCGGTCCTTGCTCGCCTTGGGTGGTCGCATGGACCTCGGGACGATCAAGGCTCACCAGATGCTCGCGCTCGACCTCTCCGGATTGCAGGCAGGGCGCCTCGATCAACGCGACATAGGGTTCAGCATGCATGACAGCACTCCCGCAGAGCGCCACCGCGGTAATAGCGAGTCACGGCGCCGTCGCTGAACGTCACATCGAGCGTGTACTGCCAATCTCCGACTAACAGCTCCGTCTGCGCGGGGCTCAGCTCGCGCGTGATCGTGCCTGGCGCCGGGCTCGCCAGGCCATTGCCCAGTGTGAGGGTTAGCACTGCCTGGCCAGCACGCTCGAAGCGCATGGCAACCCCGGCGCCGGCGAGATCGACCGGGCGCTTGTACACCAGCTCACCGCCGCGCGGCTGCAGGCCAGCTCCGGACAGCGCGTTGATTTCCAGCGTGTCGGCATCCAGACGCCTGGCCCGCCAGGGCAGCGCGTTCCGCGGATCGCGATTCAGATCGGCCATGCCGGTTACGCCGCGCACCCACACCGGCCAGTCGCCGGCCAATCCATGCTGGACGGCCAGCCGCACGCCGCTCTCGCTCGCATCGATACCGGAGATGGGCAGGTAAACGAACTCCGGCTGCATCAGCCGGACGGTGTCACGGTACGTGGTGCCCGGAACGACGGGCAGGTCTACATGGGCCGGCTGCATGCTGGCTACTCCAGTTCAGTAGGGATGTGGGTTGAGTTACCAGCTGATCGGGCTGTTGATGCCCACGTAGTTGAGGCGCGGCGCGGCCTCGACGCGCACCAGCGCCGTGCGGTCGCTGCCATCCTCGCTCAGCACGCCGACAGACAGCTGCAGGGTCTGGCTGTCGGTGAAATCCATGGTCAGCAGCATGTTGCCGTCGATCACGGCATCAGCACCCGCCACCTCGAACTGAAACGCGCTCAGCCCCAGCCGATCAGCAACATCGCTGCAGTCGAGCTGCAGCTGCCAGCCCGGCGAGTCCGGGTTGATCACGTCCAGCCGCATGGGCTCCAGCACGCCCAGGCCACCCCCCATCGGCGGCAGCCGCAGACGGATGACGCCGCCGAACTCGTAGACCTCGGCCTCGACCTGCACATCGCGCGCCCAGCGGCTGATTGTGCTGAGCGTCTCGCTGCCGTCGTCGTTGATGCGCTGCAGGTAGCGGCTACCACCCACCTGCTGCCAGCCCCAACCGCCGGTGTTCACGGCCGCGAACAGGGCGGGCGCGGCAATGTCGAGGCACAGCTCGCCAGCGGCTCCGGGCGGGTCGTTCGGCGGCTCTGTAACCAGCGTTACGCCGGCACCGCCGCCGCCACCCTGGGCGGCCTCCCACAGCTCGGCCAGCAGGGCGGCGGTTACACCGCAGTGCACAACGGAGCCGGCCGGCCAGGCCACGTCATCGGTGCCCTGCTCGCCCCGCAGCAGCTCATAGCCGGCGTCGAGGCCAACCAGGCGCACAACCTCAAGCGCTGGGGCGCTGAGCGGAACGAGCGCACTGACGATGCACAGCACATACTCGTCGCCCTCGGCCAGGCCCAGACGCGTGATCGCCTCCCCAGAAACCGGCAGCTCGGCGCCGCCGGCAGGTAGCTCATCGGTGAGCGCGTAGCACCAGTTGTCGATGAACCTCATCAGATGTACCCCTCCACGCGCCAACCTGGCACGTCACAGTCTCGAATCGCCTCTCCCGTCATCGGGTTGTAGGCGGCGTCATATCGGAAATCAGGTGTGGTTCCGGCGCCCACGCGGATGATCGGGTATTTAACAATCCCGCCTACAGCGCCGGCAGGCGTCAGCAGCGGGTGCCACCAGCAGTCCGCCTTCTCACCAACGCCGCCGGTGTAGTAGTCGCCAAACACCGCGATGCTCAGCCAGCTGCGCCGGGTGACCAGGGAAATCAGCGGGCCACTGCTGCGCCACACGGCCTGGGGCAGGTACACCGCGGTCGGATCGAAATCCGAATTGTCGTAGGCCGTGATCGTGTCCCAGCCGGTAGACTCGGTGCCGGTTACAACCTGCTCAAAGCCGCCGGAAGCGGTGCGCACGCTTTCAGATACCTTGCTGATGGTGCCGCCCGTGCCGGGCGCGGAAGCACTGCGCGTCACTGCGTTATCGATCCACCCCGAAACCTCGTGATCACCGCAGCGCAGCGTCAGGTCAAACCGATAGTGGTGCGATGAGCTCTGAATACGCGGCGGCTCTGGCGGCGCGCCGCCCGGCCACGCCACGCACGCCTCGTCCTCGCTATCGGGCATCTGCCAATCCCAGTCAGCCTTGCTGTGGCTGGCAGAGCGTTCGTCCGTCTCGACGTAGTTGACCGTCAGGTAGCGGATACCGCCAGGCGCACCGGCATCGTAGAGCGCACCGACTACGTAGTCGGTGCGCGTCCTGCTTATGATCGAGCTGCCGTCCGTCCCAGTGATTTGCCCGGGAATTTCCTGCGCCTCATAGCGCAGGCGACAGGTCGGGTAGCCCTGCACGATGGTCACCAGGCTGCGGGCAACACCGGAGGCTGAGCGGGTGTACGTACCCAGCAGATCGGCCGCGGTGCGGATCAGCTCTGCCGAGGCCTGCAGCTCGCCGGTCTCCGGGTGCGCGCTGAGCTCAACCTCGATCATTCCGACCATCGAGGCGGCCCAGCCGTTGCTACCCGCGTTACCTGCCAGCGTGACGCCGAACAAGCGGCGCGTGCCATCGGGCGATGTATCGAGGGCGCGGAGGGAATAGCTGGGGCTGGCCGCAACGGCCGATGCCAGCCCCAGCGACGACTCCGTGCGGATCGTCGCCCAGTTGATGCCGAACGACGTGCTCACGTTGTACTCGGCGAACATCACTGCGGCGCCGCCCGTGCCGAGCTGCCAAAGCAACTGAAGCATGCCAGCGGATTGCACCGCATACACCTGCACCTGAACGGTCCGGTCGCCAATACGAGCAGGGTGAAAGCTGCTCAAGCTGACAAGCCGGCGGCCGAGGCTGCGCCCGCCTGCCGCCTCGATCTCCGGCGTGGTTTCAGGGTCAGCCCGCCCGATATCCCACAAGGCCCCGGCTGGATGCGCGGCATAGCCGTGGTAGGTGCCAGGATTGGCGCCGATTACACCCAGCAGGTAGCCGGGCGGCATGTTGATGTGCGGGCGACCGTCGCGCGGGTCCAGCCGGTAGCTGGTGCTGGGCAGAATCCGGTAGACCAGGCCGTGAAACGGGAACGGGTCGATAGCCCCGATCTTGCTGACCGGCCAATTACTGCTCATGCGCCCTCCACCGACACCGCCGAGCCAAAGCCCTGCACCACAATTTCGCGGCCCTCGGCATCGACCATCACCATGCTGGCGATAGTGCGCACACGGAACAGGCCGCTGCCGTCTATCGTCTCCACCAGCTGCGGGTCAGCGGCATAGTTGATGGTCTGCACCGTCAACGGACTCGCGACACCACCACCGCCGCCACCGCCTCCCGCAGCCTGATACTCACCGCGCCCCACCTGCGGCGCCACGCTGCCGCGCGGAGCCAGATCCGGCAGTGGCTTGCGCTGCCGGGGTTGGGTGACTAGGGCATTGATGTCATCGACCTCGGCCCTGCCCGTCCGCCGCTCGATCATCGCCTGGCCACCAGCACGGCGGGCGGCCTCGCTGGTGCCCTGGCGGCTCTCGCGCATGCGCCGCGCAATATCGGCGCGCTGTTCTGCAAGGGTCGCCATGGCTACAGCTCCAGCAAGTCGTTCGGAATGCCCACGCGGTAATTCACCGTGACCTGGCCGGTTCGCTCGTCGCGGTAGATCTCGGGAATCTCCGCTGCCTCAACGTCGAAGCGGCGCGGGAATTTCGGCGCGGTCAGGTCGTCGGCCACGTCCCAGTTACCGGAGAACCCTAGCCGCGCATCGTTGTACGGCTCGATGGGCGCACCGGATATCGGGTCGTTCAGCCGCCCGCCCAGCTGCGTCGGCAGCCCACCACCACCAGGCGGCAGAGGCGGCAGGCTGGTGTCCGGCCGCGACGGCGTGGTCAGCGCATCACTCACGCCACCGCCCCGGCTGATGGCCACACTGAGCGTGGTCACGGCCGTGCCACCCTCGATGTCGATACGGTGCTGAATCCGGCGGCACTTGCCCTGCGCCAGGGCGCGGTCTTCGAGCCGGAGCGTGTGCACCAGATCCACGCCCAAGGCGAGGTCGGTCGGCACCTGCCAGCTCAGCGTCGTGCCGCGGTGCGCGCTCAGCAGCTCGACGGCGCCGCCGCGCAGCAGGGTCTGCAGCGCGGCAATGCGCCGCGGCTCTTCGGCAAGATCGGTCGAGCCGGTGCCGTCAGGCTTCCCGCTCTCCCATTCATCGGCCGCGCTGTTCTCGATGGCCACATTGCCCGAGTCGCGGGCGATCACCTGTGTGGCCTCGGCATCGCCGCCAGTGGCAGTGAGCACCAACTTGTAGTTCTCGGTCACCTGCTGCGTCCAGCGCCGCCCGCCGGAGGCGACAGCGCTCAGCCACAGGTTGTCGAACTGGTTGATCCACGCCACCCCATCCCCGCAGGGGTTGCCCAAGCTCAGCGGCAGCTTGAAGCCGCCCACCTGGCCGACCATCGTCAGCCCGGCACCGGTGACGGCGCTCTCGATCATATCCGTGGTCGGCAGCTCGCTGGTCCAGGTGCGCCACTGGCAGAACCCGGGAATGCCGGAGCTGCCGTACTCGGGGTGCGACCATGTGAAGGCCTGCACGTGCTGCCACAGCCGCGGGTAGCGGTAGGCGGCATCGATTTCGAGGCGGTTGGTGGCCGCGCCCAGCGGCTGCAGGTCGATCTGCACCGTCTCGAACAGCGTGCTGCCGAGGCCGAACACGAAGTGCGGCGTAACGGCGGCAGCCCAGGGCGTCACTCGCGGCACGCCTTCGACCGAGCAATCCAGGCTCGCGGCGCGGCTCTCCATGCGCTCCTGCGCATAGTCCCATCGGCTGCGCCCTGCAGTTGGCTCGAACAGATCGGCCGACCACACCCCGCCGGTCAGCGCGTCGATGGCTTCGACGCTCATGCCCTCGATGCGCTGCTGCAGCTGGTCGCTGCAATCGCAGGCCAGCAGGCGCCACGTTGGGTCCCACTCCGGCATCTCCAGCCGGCCAGTGAACAGGCGAGCCTCGTTGATAACGCCGTCGCGGTTGCGGCTGATGAAGTCCAACTGCACCGGCTTGCCCTTCCAGTCATCCGGCACCACCGGCCCGGGCGGCAGGTACAACACGAACCCCGCCACAGCGGCGGCGCCCTCCTCACGGTCCACGTCGAGCGTGCCAGTGACCTGGCTGGTGAGGTCTACGCCGTCAACAAGCAGCCGCACACGCCAGTTGAACGCCTGGCCGCGCACCACATACACCGGCTCGTAGGTCGAACCCAGGGCGACAGCAAGCGGGCCGCTGGCCAGCGGCTGAGCTCCGATCAGCATGGGTTACACCTCTTCCCAGGGAATGGACCAGTCGAACGAGCCCACCTGCGCGCGGCCTGGCCGCTCAGCGAACACCGAGTAAACCGGCATCCAATTGACTTGGTACTGATCGGCCCCCACCACCGCGGTGACCGTCACGGTGAGGGTTTCGTCATCCAGCACGCACGGTGTGCGCCGCCAAACGCCATCAACCCGAGCCCGCGCCCAGGGCGCACGGTCGGGGCGCGGCGTGCTGGGCAGCACATACTCCAGCCCCGCACCCTGCATGCTGGTGACCATGGTCAGCCGTAGCTCCAGCGGGTTGCTGTAGTCCAGGCCGTCCAAGCCAGATGGGTACAGGCCACGCCCGGCGATGGTGCCGCTCATCTTCTGCCAGTGCGTCTGCTTAACTGCCGCGCCATCGCTCATGCGCAGCACCTGGCCCCCGCCAATTGGCTGCTCGGTCTGCTCGGGTGCGCCGGCGTGCATGTCCAGCGCAATGCCACCCAGCATCACGGCCACTGTCATAGCGTGCTCCAGAAAAAGTTGGGCCCTCGAACGAGGGCCTATTTGCGACGGGAAGATCCGCCGAATTTCATGCCGAGCCGGCGCATGTTTGGCCCGCTGGCTTGCTCCACCAGCACGCTCACCTGCTCGCCGCCTACGCTGATGTCCCAGCGGCCCAGGTTCGGCATGGCGGGTGCGGCTGCTGCGAGCTCGGCAGCACCTGAAGCCGGGTCAGCCATCATCAGCCCTTGCATGCGGCTGGCAAGATTGCGCGAGGCGGAAGCCGTAAGCACCTGCTCACCGCCCCGGAAGTTCACCAGCTCCGGGCCGTTCTCGCCCACCCAGGCCATGCCGGGCGGCGCGCTGTTAGTACCCTTGGCGAAGCCGGGCACATCCGCGCTCGGCACTGGAGCGACGCTCGTGCTCACCGTAGCGGTCAGGGTCAGGATCTGCCCAAGCCGCGCCGCCAGCTGCTCCATATCGGCAATGAGCTTCTGCTTGGCCTCTTCGCTCAGCGTCGGGTCCACCTTCACATCGCGGATCTTGTCAAAATCCTTGTTCAGCGCATCGATCTGCTCGCGGATGCCGGCAAGTCTCTGGTCTGCTCGGCTCTCTTCCAGCTTGCTGGCCTCCTGCTCAATGGCCATCAGCGACTTGGCAAAGCCATCAAAGCCGTAGGTGTTCTCACCAGCAGCCGCCAACTCCTGCAGCACCTTGAGTGCCGCCTGCGCCTGCTGCCTGGCGCCTTCGATATCACCGGCCCGCAGCGCCGCCTGAGCGGCAAGGCGCGCATCCTGAAACTGCCCAAAACTCGGGCCGCTGCCCGAGCCCGAGCGAAAGCCGGCAATGGCATCGGCGTAGCGCTTCTCCATATCCAGCCGATCCTTGCGGATCTTCTCGATATCGCTCAGCGTTTTCCGTTCCTCACCGGCCAACTCGCGCAGCCGGCTGCGGGCATCAGTCACCATATTCCGATAGGACTTGGCCAGCGCCTCGTTCGAGCCCTTGACCTCATCCGCCAGCTGCTGCTGAAGCTTGCGGATATCGGCCGCCGATTTAGCAGCCTGCGCCCCCTGCTCCTCGTAGGCGCCACTCCAGATGTTCTTGATGGAATCGGCCGCTTCCTTCGTGATATCGACGTAATCCTTCGCCGCGTCCGCCATGATCTGGCGCGCACCAGCAAAGTCGCCCGAGGCAGCAGCCGAAGCAGCCGCGGCCAGCGCGCCGATGGAGTTGCCGGTCGTGCGAAACGCCGCGCCAACGGCGATGGCCACGGTAGCCAGAACCTTTAGCGCCCCGCCCAGCGCCGTGGCCGCCAGGGTCGCGTTCTTGCCGCCTTCACTGGCATCGATCAGCAGGCCAGTCATGGTGTTCAGCGTCGGCAGCAGCTCGCCGGAAATCGTATTGCCAGCCCCGGAAGCCACCGCGCTCAGCGTAGACAGGGAATCATTGAACTGCTCGGCCTGGGCCGCCTGGGCATCGCTGATAACCAGCCCGAGCCGCTCAGCCTGCTCAACCAGGGCGCCGATACCATCAGCGCCGGCGTTCAGCAACGGCACCAGCTTGGCGCCGGACTTGCCGAACAGCTCGATTGCCGCGGCCGACTTCTCGGCGCCATCCGGCAGTTCAGCAAAGCGCGAGGCCAGGTCCAGCAGCAGCTGGTCGCCACTGCGCACCGCGCCCTCGGCATTGGTGACGGAAACGCCCATCCGCTGGAACAACTCGGCCTGCGCCTTGCCACCGTTCGCCGCCTGCACCGCGGTGCGGTTCAAGCGCGAGAACGCGGCCGACAGTTCGTTGGTGCTCACGCCCGACTGGCTGGCCGCCCACTGCAGGCCGGTGAAGGCTTCGGTTGTCACACCGGCCGCCTGGGCCAGCTTGCGCGCCTCATCGGCCGCATTGATGCTCGCACGCACCCAAGATGCTACGACCGTCAGCGAGAACATCCCGGCCAGCGCCGCGCCCGCCTTCTTGCTGGCCGCTTCGAGGTCGAACAGTTGCCGCTGCGCCTGATCGAATGCCGGCTTGGAAGTGTTCTTCCCTTCGATCACCAGCTGGGTACTAACGCGCGCCATTATCCGAGCTCCCTCAACATTTTCCGGAACGCTTCCGGCTTGCCCTTGGCGCCGCGCGCCACGATCAGCGCGAGCCGCGCGCGGCGCCGCTCCTCGCTATCCAGCACATCCGAGAACAGCTCAAGCTGCGCCAGGGTGTAGCCCTGCACATCTTCAAGCCGGTGGCCGGCGGCGATCAGGCGGCCGGCGACTTCGCCCCAGCCAGAGCCTTTTCCGCCTCCACCAGGGCATTCTCGAAAAAACCGGCGTTAACCCGAATCACCTCGATCATCAGGCTCACAGCCGCGGCGGCGGGCAGGCGCCAGATTCGCCAGCGCGAAAGGTTGGTGGCAGTGCGCAGGATGTCGCGCAGCTGCCCATTCACCACCGCGTAGGCATACAGCTCTTCCATCGTTTTGCTGGAGCCCATGGCGATCACGATGGCCGCAGCGCGGCCGAAGCGCTCGAAGTCGCGCAACTGCACCGGCTTGATCTGCACCTGGCGTCCGGCCAGGCCGACCACGACCGGCTCGGGAAACAGGATCTTCAGTTGAGACATAAAAACTCCGGGCAATAAAAAACCCGCCGAAGCGGGTTCTGAAAAATGCGGCCTATCGGCCTAATGCCTGCCTCGCCTTGGGCGAGTTCAGCGGTATGAGCCCTGGCGCCTCACAAACGGTACAGACCTTCTGCCGCGTCGATAGCCGCCACATGCTGTAGATCAGGCCAGGTATCAGGAACGCCAGCCAGAGCACCAGTTCGACAAGCACCGAACCTCGCGTATGGGTCTTGCCATACGTCTGGGCGCCGCAGGATGGGCAGTAAAGCCCATGCTTCAGCGCGCCGGGGGCGAGAGCCGGCTGAACGGGCACCGCGCGCGCCGGCCCTTGAGGCTGGGCCACAGGCTGCGCGGCACCCTGGAGCAGCTTACGCTGCTGAAGCGCCACGGCCTTCTCGTAGAAGGCGCCGCAATCGGGGCACCTCAGCGGGTCACCGAAAGCAGCGGCCGGCGCCTCGAAACTACACGTTGGACATTGCATCAGATTCCCTCCCAGTCACCTGGCAGGGAATCTAGCACAGCGTCACGCCACGTCGGTGTTCTGCACTTCCATCTTGAAGATGGCAGCCTCGTCCTCTTCGAAAATCAGAGGGTCTGGCAGCAGGCGCAGTTGCACCGGGATCACGCCAAACTCAGCGCCTTGGTTCAACGGCAAGCCCCCATTCAAGCTGATCCGCACGTAGTAGCAAAGCGTGCGGCGTTTCTCGCCGTCGCCACCCTCGTTGGTCTGATCGAAGAGCACACGGTAGTACTTCCGGCCAGTCACAAAGGGCTTAACCACATCGACAGTCGGGTAGGTGTAATCCACCTCGATCGGCAGGCGCTTGAGCCCACCATCGCTGGGCGCTGCAGCGGCGTTGATGTCATCAGCCAGTTGGCCACCCTGCAGCACATGAATACCGCTAGGCGTGACGGCGTAGTCAACGCCACGCTCATAGACCGGCGTGCCGCCTTCACCAGTAACCGAGCTGACCACCAGCGGCATATGGGTCAGCATGATGGTGCGGTCGACGTAGGCATCATGCTCTTCAGCAGAGACTGTGCCACTCGGCACCCGATCAGTAGAGCCATACAGAATCACCGCCGCAGCGGCCGGGCTAAAGTTCACGGCCTCGCCAGTGCAATTAAGAGCCGTGGTGGCAGTCACCCCATCAAGCTCGGGCTGACCTTTCCGCGTCGGGTCCGGAATCGTGATCTCGGTCGTTTCAGGCTCGACGGCCGTGTTTTGCAGTTTGAACAGCTCCTCGAAAACGCGAGAAGGGTACGGCGCAACCAAGGTGCGGCCGCGGAACAATTGGGTATGCAGCATGGGGTTCTCCTGGCCGGCGGCCGTCAGTTGTAGGTCTGGACGTACTCGACGCCCAACCGGATCGTGATGCTGTGGGTGTTTTCGCCCTTCACCGCCCAGCGGTATTCGGCTTCGTCACCCTCCTCGTTCAACAGGCCGGGGAACTGCCGCTCCGGCAGATCCTGGCCAATACCGAAGGCGCGCAGGACATCGACGTGAAAGCCAGCCAGGTCAACCTCGCTCGCCGCCTTGCTGAACACGCCTTCGATTTCGTACTCGCGCAGCCGCACCGCCTGCCGCGCAGCCCGGCTGCCTTGCCGGTCAGAGGCAGGGCGCACCAGGGCGTAAGGCCGCGGCGCATCGTCCCGCACACTGTCGGTCGGGCCGTAGACGGCCTTGAGGTCGGTGAGGTAGCCGTTGGCCGGCTTCACCTGCTCGAGCCGAGCCACCGCCGAGCGAGTCACCTCGCCAGCGTTCTGAAAAAGTGCCATGGGTTACCTGCTGTACTTGGCGATCTCGCGCCGGATGCGGCGCTCGAACTCTTGCTGCAGAAAGATGTTTGTCCAGCGGATCGTCCCGGCGTCAGTGAACTGCCGGAACCAGTAGGCCACGCTTGGCCCCTGGGCCAGCTGCAGGGCGCGCTGGTAGGCATAGGTGCGCTGCCCGCCCGCCTTCTGCACCGTCTTGCCGCTGCGCGTACTCAGCGGCAGCCGCTGCCGGCTGGAAGGGTTCACGAAGCCGGCGGCGATCTTCTTGCCGCTCGGGCCAGCCACCCAGATCCGGGCGCGTGTGGCGTCGATGACATCGAAGCCCCACTGCCGGTAGTTCACCACCAGCACGCCAGAGCTCGAAGGAATGATCCGGGCATCCATGCGCCGGCTGTTCGCCCGCTTCACCCGCAGCGCACGGCGCAGGCGCGGCGCGTCGATAGTGCCGGCCAGCGGCTTCACATAGCGCTCGGCGCGGCTGCGCGTAGCGGTCGTGTTCACAGCACCGCGCGCCACCGGTTCAACGCTGCGGCCGATGGCCGCCAGCCGCGCCTGGGCCAGCTCACGCCCAACCAGGCGCACGCCGAGGTTCATTCCACCGGAAGCAGCCATAGCCCCCTCACCACCCCGTCGTCGCTGTCGTCAGCGTAATTGGCCACCACGTATGGCACACCCGCGACCCGCAGCTGGTCGCCCTCCTGCGGGCGGCCCACCTCGATGATCGCCACCTCGGCCCGCGTCATGTAGCTGGTCACCTGCCCCAGCTCATCGCGGTAAGGCGCCTCATGCGTCAAGTGCACCCGGCAGCAGCGCGGCACGCCATCGGCGGGCAGGTACTGCCCGGCCTGGCCGACCAACTCGCTGCAGGTAATCGCCACCTCGGCGCGCTGGCCGGTGAAGTCCCGCACATCGTCGATCAGCAGCAGCCGATCATCGCCACGAAGATAGCGCCCAGCCTGCAGGCGCTCATCCCACCAGGCGCGCACCGTAACCTTGGCCGGTGCACGGAGCCCGGAGTGGGCGGGGGCATCGGTGGATTCCTTGGAGTCGATGCCCAGCCACACCCAGTCCAGCACGCTGACACTCAGGTCAGCATTGAGCCGCAGGATGTCGGCGGGGGTATCCAGTCGACCAGCGCGCATGGCTACCTCGGGATTTCATAGTGATCAAGCAGGCGGTCAACGAAGCCGATGGATGCCACCGAGGCTCCCACCACCACCGAGCCGCTGTTCTCGTAGAGGTTGGAAATCTGCATCAGCATCCAATCCATCACCGGCCCGGGTACTGCCGAGCCATCGGCACCGTAGCCGGCGGTGTACTCCACCTGTACGCGCCGGCCGCGCCACCCTGGCGCAACCGGGCATACCAGGGCGTTGTCGCCCAGCTCGACGGTGTAGGCTTCAGCATCCTGCTCTACGCCATCCACCAACACGCGCTGCACGCTGACCACTGGCCAGCGCCACAGGCGCAGTACGCTGGGCGCGCAATCCTCAACCTGCCGCCAGCCCTGGTTGATCAGCGCACGCCCGGTGCGCTTCTCGACCAGCTCACGGGCCGTGCGAATGTGCTGCGTGAGCTTTGCATCCGCTTGGTCGTGCCGCACCTTGCACTGCACCTTGGCCTGGGCCAGGGTGATGGGCTCGGCAGCAGGCGGCGTGATGAGGGTCAGGCGCATGTCAGTCGTCCGCTTCGATTACATCGGTAGGAGCAGCCGCAGGCGCTTCCGCGAGCGCGGCCTTCACAGCTTCCGTATCGGTGTCGATTGCACCTGATGCCACAAGCTGCTCGGCAATAGCCGGATCCAGCTCGGCCACCTGGCCACAGCGCAAGCCGTGAGCAGGTTCATCGCGCAGCGCGCGGGCCTTGACCGTATTTTTCTTGCCCATGTCAGTTACCTTTCTTGCCTGGGAGTGAGGGCCAGCTTTCGCCAGCCCAGCCGGATCAGGTCGCCGAGTTCTGGTAGTACTTCAGCGCGCCGCCCACATCCATCAGGCGACCGCCCGAGCGCATGAACGCCAGGAAGCCAACCTGGCCCTTGCGGGTGTAGGCCGAGTCGGTCATGCGGAACAGCAGCACCTGCATCACGTCGCGGATGATGTAGCGGCTGAAGTCACCGAACAGGATCGACTTGGCATTGGCGGCCATCACCGGCATGTCCTGATTGATGGTGTAACGCATGCCGATCAGGGTAGCCGGCTCGGCCACATCCACACCTGGCAGCCAGATCGGGCGGCCGTCGGCATCTTTCAGTTTCTTCAGCTCGCGCAAGGTGGTGTCGTGGAACATCAGCGAGCAGTTGCCGGAACGGCGGTAGGCCGGGTCAACGCTGTGTTCGAGGTCAACCAGATCCTCCCAGCCGACCGAGGTAGCTTTACCAGTGGCGCCCACCTTGCCGGCAGCCGCGCCAGTCACCACGCCGTGCGGCTGGTTGGTGCCGGTGCCGGTGGTGAACATACGATTGGTGATACGACCCAGGCGCTCGGTCAGGCGCTGGTTGATGTGCGCTTCGAGGTCGATGGCGCTGTCTTGCAGCAGCTCGAAGGGCACAGCAATGTCCTTGGAGCTGAACTTGTAGACCACGTGTGCCAGGGTGCCGAAGGTGGCGTCCTGGCTGTCAACCTCGGCGTTTTCACCAACGATCTCGCCCTCTTCCGAAGTGGCATCGGTGGTCGGCCAGTCCATGGCGGCGCCGGTTTCGGTGCGGATGACCTGCGCCACGGCGCGCATGCCGCCGAAGTCCTTCAAGGCCTCCAGCAGATTGGCCGAGAACTCGCGCGGCACCAGATAGCCACCTTCGCTGCCGGTGGTGGTGCTCATGGTGTTGCGCACTTCCTCGCGGCGCTTGGCCACGATCTCGCGCTGCTCGGCAGTAAGGTTGTCGATGCCGCCGGCCACCCAGGCGCGGAAGATGGCTTTGTCATCGAGAATGCGGCTTTCGGCCTCATCGTCGCTGATGCCATCGCGCTCGGCACGACTGCGGGTGCTGTGCTTCTGCTTGGCCTCAATGTCCAGCAGCTTCTGGGCGCGCTCGATCTCGCCGTCCAGGCGGTCGATCTGCGCCACCAGGCCATCGTATTTGGCCTGCTGTTCAGCGCCCCAATTGTCGCCAGTGTTCGCGTCCATCAGGGCGCGGGTTTCTTTCGCCAGGGCGCTGCGTTGCTCCCGCTTGGCTTGAATGCTCATCGGTGTTTCTCCTCGGTCGGACATAAAAAAACCGCCGGTTGGCGGTTTCGGTGCTGCGCGCGGGAGCCCGCTACGCGGCGGTTCGTTCCAGCAGGCTCAACCGGCGCTCGGCGCGGGCGCGGTCGTACTGCGGGGTTTGTTGGGTGTGGGCCAGCAGGGCGGCTGGGGCGTTGTTATAAGCGGCCAGGTTCCAGCAGTTGCTGGCGGCCTTCTTGCTCTGCGACAGGCGATCAACAAAGCCGTGCTCCACAGCCTCTTCGGCGCTGAACCAGGTTTCGGCCTTCATCCAGGCGCGCACTTGCTCGTCGGCTTGCGAGGTCTTGCGGATGTAGTCGGCAACGATGGAGTCATCCACCTTGTCCAGCAGGCTGGCGGTTTCGCGGAAGTCATCGGCATTGCCCATGTTCAGCGTCCACGCGTTGTGGATCATGAAAAAGGCTCCGCCGGCGATCTCCACCTCATCCGCTGCCAGCGCCACGTAGGTGGCAGCGGAGGCAGCCAGGCCATCGATGTAGGCGGTGACCTTGCCCTTGTGCTGGCTGATGGCGGTGGCCATCGCGCGGCCATCGAACACATCGCCGCCTGGACTGTTGATGCGCAGGGCCACGTCGCGGCCCTGCAGGTCGCGCAGCGCCTGGGCGACTTGCTCGGCACCGATGCCGTACCAGTCGCCAATCGCGTCGTAGAGGAAGATCTCGGCGGTGTCACCTTCGGCACGCACCTCGAACTTTTTCTCGGCTTTAAGGTTGTCCTTGATCAGGTTCAGCAGGCGGTTGCGCATTGCTGGTGCTCTCCGGTGTGTAGAGGACATCACCACCTTCGATAGGCGGCAGATTCTTGATGCGGCGAACTTCGTTCACCGTCATGTAACCCCGATTACCGGGGCCGCCCAGGGCCTTGGTGAAGTATTCAGCCTCGGCCTTGCTATCGCCGGCCAGCAGGCCTTCGCGGTTGAACTCCACGAAGTAGCGCGGGCTGTTTGGCCAAAGCTTGCGGTTGAGCTCCTGCTCGATAGGCCTCAGGTGGCGGTTCAGTGTGAAGCGGACGAAGCCGATGGACATCTGCTCGATGCCAGTACCCCAGGCGCTGGTCTTCTCCGTCTCACCGATCATGTGCGGCGGCACGCCAAAGGCGCGAGCAATGTCGATCACCTGCCACTTCCGCGTCTCCAACAGCTGGGAGTCCTCGGCGGACATCGTGAGCTCAGCCACATCCATGCCGCCGGTCAGCACCGCTGGCAGGTGACTTTGCCCAACGCCCTGGTGGCGCTCTGCCCACATTTCGCGCAGCAGGTTGACCTGCTCCCTGGTCGGATTTCCTGGGTGCTTCAGGGCGAAGTCAGGTCGCGCGCCGTTGCTGAAGAAGCGGCCGGCGTACTCTTCAGCAGCCAACGAAACCCCCACAGCCTGCTTGGCGGCCAGCTTGATCACGGAGGGACTCTTGACGCCATCAAACCCGAGGCTGGGGAAATGCAGCATGTCGTCCTGATCAACGCCGATGTATTCACCATCCAGCTCGATGAAGTACACCAGCCGCCGCGCACGCTTCTCGGCAATCACATTGGCCCAGGGCACGGGCACCAGCTCGATGGGTATTCCGGCGCCGTTACGCACGATGTAGCCATAAGAATCGCCGCGCAGCAGCTTGCAGCTGACCAAGTATTCCCAGAAGGCGTAGGCCGAAAAACAAGGCGTAGCCTGTTCATTGAGCAGCCACCAGTACGGATGTTCGGTCTGCTCCCGCCCCCCGTCCGTGCGCCGGAAGATGGGCTTTGGCATGCTCGCAATCGCGCCGGCAATGAGCGCCACACTGGCATAGACAGCCGAGCTGCGCATGGCGGTGGTGGCGTTGACCACAGGCCCGGCATGACTCGGGCTGACGTTGAACAGGTCGAGAATGCCCTCGCGGTTACTGGTAGATACCGGCGCCCGATCCTGATTGTTGACGGCAGCCAGCTGCTGCTCCAGCTCGTGCATACGGGCTGCTTGCTGCTGCACCTGGGCTGCCAGTTCGCGCTGTTTTCGTCCGAACACGGGGAAGCTCCTACAGCAGGATGATGCCGGCCTCGGCCGGCGGCTCTTCAAACTCGGCAGCCGTCGCCCGGGCAATCGCCATGAGCATCGCCAGCACGCCGTCGATTTTTTCGCTTTCGCGGTCTTTGCCGATCTGGCTCAGGCCGTTGTATTTGCTGGTGAGCTTCTTGGCGTTGGAGATCATCCAATCCATCACCGGGCTTTCCTCGTGCACTAGCTTGCCGGTCAGCACGAGGTTCTCCACCTCGATGATCGGGGCGGTGAAGGTGCTGGGGTTCTGCCCGATTTCAACGGCCGGCACGCCCTTCTCCATCAGCTTCTTGACGAAGTACGGGGCGAACTTGGGGTCGTAATCGAGCTCCTCCACGGCGAACTGCTGCAGGTCGCCGGGCTTCTCGATCACCTCGATGCTGTGCTCGGCTCGGCGGCCGGCAATCTGGTCGCCGATCACGTCGAAGTCCGTCGCGTTGCCTGGCGTGATGTGCAGGAAGCCCGCATTGGCCCAGGTCTGGTAGTGCTTGTTCTCCAGCAGGCTGGCCTGGTACTCGTTCTGGTAGAAACGCCAGAACACGTAGTACTTGCCGTTCTCGCGGAACACGTAGCACACCGCAGCGATGTCGCGCCGCTCGGCCAGGTCGAGGCCGATCCAGCAGCGCTTGCCTGCGAAGTCATCGAGCTTCAGGCTCTTGTCCTCGCAGGCGCGCCAGTCGGCCAAGGCGATCCACTTGGCGCCGCCGGATAGCCAGATGTTCAGGCGCTTGGTCTTGAACTCGGGCTGCTCGGAAGGCAGCCGGATGGCACTGTTACAGGCCTCGCGCAGCCCGTCTTCGTAGACGGAAACGCCAAAATTCGGATTGGCCTTCTGCCACTCGATAGGGTCTTGCCACTTCTCCGGATCATCGACGCTGTAGATGATCGCGAGGAATTCATCATCCTCGAACACACCTTCCAGCACCTTCTCGGCATAGCCGTGCTGCTCGAAGCCAGGGCCGCGCAAGTTGATGCCGGCGGTGGTAATCATCCACATCAGCCAGTTGCGACGGGCGCCCGTACCGGAGCGGATCACGTCGATGATTCCGGCATCCGGCATGGCATGCACTTCGTCGAAGATGGCGCCGTGCGGGTTGAGGCCGTCCAACGATTTACTGTCACGCCCCAGCGGCTTGAACACGTCAGCCTTGCCGCGCACGAACAGCTCGCCTCGGCGCTCGCTGATGCTGCGCCTCAATCGTGGGCTGCTCTGCACCATGCGCACGGCTTCATCGTGCGTGATCTTCGCCTGGTCCAGCTTGGTGGCGGCGGTGTAGACCTCAGGGCCGCCTTCGCAATCACCGCGAAACAGGTAGAGACCGACGCCGGAGAGCTTGGTGCTCTTGCCGTTCTTGCGCGGCACCTCCTCCCAAACCTTGCGAAAGCGGCGGGTGCCATCGGCGCGCATCCAGCCAAACGCCAGGGCGATCCAGAACTGCTGCCAAAGCGACGGCACGAACTGTTGCCCGGCCCACTCGCCTTTCGAGTGCCGCAGGTACAGGAAGAACTCCAGCGCGTGCTGGGCGTGATCCTCGCTGAACCACAGGCCACGCTCATGGCCGTTTTGCAGGTCGCGGTAATGGCGCTCAACCGCCAGGCGCGTCCACTTGCAGACGGGGATTTCGCCCGCCAGCACCTGGCGGCCGTACAGGTCCCAGTCGAAGAGCCGCTCAGTCGTCTCCACCATGAGGCTTGCCACCAGGGATAGCGCGCAGCCCCATCTCGCGCTTGCGCTGGCGGAACTGCTCGATTGGGTCAGCGCCGAACAGATCGCCTTGCGGCGCGCCCTGCTCGACCTTGAGTTTGTGGAAGCTGGGGATGGTCAACGCCGCCTCGGGCAACCACTTGAGCAGCTCGCGCTTCTTGTCGCGCGCCACGTAGTAGGCCTGGTGCGGCTGCTGGTAACCGTTGGGCGTGCTGACGTAGTAGCTGCCCTTCTCTTTCACCAGCCCTTGCAGGAACTCCTCCTGAGCCACCCAGTCGACGAACGTCTTGCAGATGATCGTCATCAGCATGCCGTCGGTGCGGTGGATCAGGCCGTACTCCTGCAGAGCCGTGGTCACATGCTCCCAGACCTTGCGCTCTTTGGCCGAAAGCTTGGCCGGCGCGTCTGGAATCTCCGACGCGATCACCTCGGCCGCCGGCTCATCGCCCAGGCCACCCTCGATCACTTTCGGGAAAGCCTTTTCCATTGGGGTCACCATCAAGGGCGGTCGATTGACCCCCCCCCTATTTGAAATTCACCCACGCGCGAAACTTGGCTCCCCCCGTCGTTCGGAGGTCGGATTCGGTAGAGTTTCGATCCCCCCTACCCCTGTCGCCGTGGTCAGTCGCGGCCGGATCGGTCGTGTCGGCGCCGGTTATCGCAGGCGCGGCACAGCCCGCGCACGTTGCCCTCATCCAGGCCCAGGTCAGGCCGTTCCTTGTAGGGCTTGATGTGGTCGACCACCACGGCCGGAAGCACCAGCCCAGCGGCCTCGCAGTCAACGCACAGCGGCCGAGTGATCAGGATGAACTCACGAAAGCGGCGCCAGGCCGCCGTGCTGTAGAACTTGTCCGACTCATCCCGCTTGCGGTTGTAGCGCCTGTTCGCGCCCTTGAGCTGCTCGGCGCGGCGCTGGTCAGCCAGCTGCTGATGCGTAGCGCAGTAGCTGCCGTTGCTCACCAGCCGGTTACAGCCCGGATGGCAGCAAGGGCGCGGCGCGTGCATGTTCACGTAGAAGGCCCCTTGCCCACGTCATTCAACTGGATACGCAGCAGCCGGATGGCCAGCCGGCGCACCGCCTCGACACCGAAGAAGCCGATGGTGCCGCCGATGCCCACAGCGATCTGAGCCAGCGGCGCCTGGAAGGTCGGCCACCAGAACGCAATCGCCAGCGCGGCCAGCGAAGTACCTGCCACTGTCAGCAGACCGCACAGGCCAGCTTCGAGGGCGATGCGCTGCCACGCCTTTTCCTTGCGGTCGTAGATCACACGCAAGCACGCAATCACCAGAGCCATGACGAACCCCTGTACGGTCGGGGATGGTTCAAGCAACCAGGCGAGGAACTCGGCCCACAGGCCTGGATCTTTATCCATCGCGCCGTTCTCCAGATGGCGGAAACAAAAAGCCCCGGCACATGCCGAGGCTCGAATGGGTAGGTGCATCCTTGCACCAGGCGCCGGGACCACCGGAGCGCCATAAACAAAAAACCCGGCTCGCTGGCCGGGTTTGCTGAGAAGCCGCCTAAGCGCACTTCTTCGAAGATGACGGATTTATACCCCTCCAATCTCATGGCAGCAAGCGGGACGCGCTGCCACCCCTGCAATCAGCGGTCACGCACCGGAAAAAAACGGACATATACCGTCGCTGGCTACAGCGCCGCAGGCCAACGACCTACCGGACTCACCACCACACCAACAGGCAGGACGCAAAAACACCAGCAACAACAAGGCGTTGCCCACCGTCCCACTTATTTTCCTCTTTCTCGTGTATGGAGAGAGATTAATAAACGCTGCGCGTAACGCGCGCGCGTGCATCTGCCTGCGCTCGTCGTGTGCGGGTGTGTGTAGAAGGTGGGACGGAGAGACAAGCCCAGCACGGGCGCGGGCTGTAGAAGTCCCGCCAGCAAAAACGCGAGCGGGACAAGCCGGGGCGGTGCGACAGATCACGCCGCCCGCTCCAGCAGCATACCTGCAATCGACACGTGAGCGTCATGCAGATAGCGATAGAACTGCGCGCGACTGCATCGGCAAGCCGCATACTTCTGGCTGTCCATCCGATGCGGGTCACGTACCAGATAGTGCTCGCGCACCACCACGGCGAGCTGCGCGTCCAAGTGCTTGTTGACGATCAGCTCGATATCCGCGCTGTACGGCAGCAGCATCCGTGAGCCACCGCCCTTGGCGCGAATCAGCTCGCCCTTGGTCGCCATCAGCTCGGCGATCATACTGCCACCCGAGCCACCGCCGCAGCCCGGCCCACCATGCATATCGAGCGCCCACAGCTTGAGCATGTCATCCATTTCCGGGATCAAAATGCGGCCTCCCTCTGCTCGGGCTTCGCGCCCTTCTTCCACTCGGGCGGCCGCACGTACACGTACCCGCGCGAACCTGTCGGCCTGTCCGGCTTGCTCTGCCGCCGCCGTGGCCACTTGAGCCGATGCATGATCTTGCCCACCCGCATCTGCTCCGGCTTTCCCCAATGGCTCGGGTCGATGTTCAACGCCTTCTCAAGGATCTGCGCCCCCGTCACGCTCTCGCCGGCAGTCGGCTGGCTCAGATAGGCGATGATGGGCTCCTCCCACATATCCGCCTGATAGCGCTGGTCCTGCTCAGCGGCGAAGATTTCCGCCTCGTCCCGATCCACCCACCAAGGATGCCCAGCGCGATAACACGCTACCGCCTCGGCCCAGAGTTGATCGCGCTCGGCCCGCAGGCCGTCCAGTGCCACCTTCGTGCACATCACCGGCCAGTAACGGCGGTTCCCAGTGTCGTCCTTCAGGTACTCGTCTTGGTTCGTCGTACCCACGAATACGCACTGGCGCGGCACATCCAGCACCCTGCGCCCGTAGCTCTCCCGGTACGTATCCACCGAGGCCGAGAAAAACTGCTTGGCCCGCGTCGACTCAGCCTTGTTGAAGGCGTCCAGCTCGCCCAGCTCCACGATCCACTTACCCCGGATCGCCTGATAGCCATCCTTGTCGCCCAGGTTGAACGGCGTATCCATGAACCACAACCCGCCCAGGATCGACATCGAGGTGGACTTACCCGCACCCTGCGCCCCTTCGAGGATCAGCACCGAGTCCGCCTTGCAGCCCGGCTCAAACACCCGAGCCACCGCAGACAACGGCCAGCGCTTGCTCACCTTCCGCGCGTACTCGCTATCCGCCACGCCGAGGTGCCGCTGCAGCCACGTCTCCAGGCGCGGCGTGCCATCCCAGGTCAACCCATCCAGATACTCGCGCACCGGGTGAAACGCATTGTCATGCGCCACCGCGTTCACCGCCTCCACCACATGCGCAGTCTTCACCCGCAAGCCGTAGGTCTCGGCCAGCCAGTTCATCACCTTGATGTCATCGAGGTCGCTCCAATCCCCAGCGCTTCCCCCATACGGCGGCGTGCGCAACTTGCGGATCTTCGAGCTGAACGAATCGAACGCAATCACCTTGCCCCAGCGGTCATCGTTGCCCAGGATCAACGCCACGTTGTACGGGTGAGCGATCATCCCGCCCTTCTCCGCATACTGCAGCTTCTCCCGCCAGGGCGCGTCAGTGGCAGGCCGCACAACCGCCTCCACCTGGCGCTTCACCGCCTCAAGCCCCTCGGCGCAGTGCAGGTCGTTGAAGTCCGTCCACCGGTCCTCGCGCTCGCTATCGAACACCGGCAACACAACGCGGCCGCCGACGAGGTGCGCCGCGTTCTCGGCCTTGATCTTGCCCACGTTCACCGGCTTGCCCTGAATCTCAGTCTTCCAGTCATCGTCGGCACAGAACACCAACGGCCGACCCGGATAGCGCACCCGCAACCCCTGCGCCACCGGCAACAGGTTGCCCGCGTCGAAGCACACCGCCACCGTCAGCGAAGTCGCCATGTACAGGCTTGCGCCCGTCGCGTACCCCTCGCACACCAGAATGGTGTCACCTGGCTCTGGCTCCGGGCCGAGCAGATGCACCGCGCCCTCCTTCTCCAGGCCATAGGGCCAATAGGTCTTGTTCCGGCCCAGCTTCGGCACTACGGCCGGGTACAGCACCTGCAGGCCAACAATGTCCCACGTCTTCACGCTGCGCATCGGCACCAGGGCAGTGCCCGACTTCCGCTTGTAACGCAGCCCGAAGCCGCCGACGCGCTTGGCATCCAGGTAGGCGCAGTGCCCCTTTTCCTCCAGATACTTCCAGATGCCAGCGGCCCGCCGCGCGGCGGTGCGGTGCTTCTTCTGCTCGGCCTCGGCCGCCCTGCGCTGGCCCTCCTCGGCTCGCGCCCTCATCACGGCGCGATCCTCGGCCGAGATCTTCCCGCCCTTCGGCTTGATCTTGTGCCAGCTGCCCTTCTCGCCCGAGCGCCAATCGCCGAACGAGCCACAGTAGAAGGTTTCGCCCTTCGAGCCCATGTGCTCATAGATCACATACCAGCCCGTCTTCTCCGGCGCCTTGTCGCCCTCCACCTCGCAGCGGGTGCGCTTGCCGATCACCAGCGGAGTTTTAGGGCGAAGGTCAGCGGCCTGCAGCTGGGCCAGCACATCGTCGAGCAACTCGTGACGGTCAGTCATGGCCGGCCCTCACTCCGAACGATCCAATGGTGACTCCCTCGCGACGCACGCGGCCAAGCTCGCATCGGGACTCCATCCACGAGCCATTGTCCAGCCATGACATCGCATGCGCGGCACAGCACACGCGGCACCAACGAAAAGTGAAGAATTCACCATCAGCGATATCGACGCGGCTGCGGTGGCGCTCGCCCTTGGCGATATCGCCGCCGCAGTCGTGGCAGATGGCAACGTGATCCTTGCCCGCAGTTACGAAGCGATCTTTCAGGCACCGGTCGCGGCCGTCGCCAAAGTCGCCTTCAAAGGGATTCAGGCTCAGGCAGTCGTCTTCATCGAACGCCATTGCCTTGTCCCAATCAAAATCGACCTCGAAACCCTCTGCGCTCATAGCCCGCCCCCTTTCCGCTCGTGATACCCCTGGCATTCCACGCAACGCAGGCACGGCAGCTTGGCCAGCGCCTGTACGCGCTCGAACGGGATCGGGTCGCCGCAGTCCTCGCATTCCTCTGCAACAGGGCATTGCCTGGCCAGCGCATGGTTAGCCAGTCGGCGATCCAGCTCGTCTAGCATCCGGTCATTGGCGATATCGACTGCATCAGCCATCGGCGCGCCCCTCCTCATGCTTGCGGCGCACCACGGCACCCAGCTTGAACAGTGCTTGCGCCAGGCGCTCGGCCAGGAGCTCGTACTCGGCCAGCTCGTCGCAATCAAGGTGTCCATCATCGAGAGACTTGGTGAGGTGACGCACCACGTCGCCCTCCCGGTTCAGCAGCTCACCGATGCTGCCCAGCAGAGCCTGCGGCGTATCCGTTTCGCGCAGGTCACTGATATCGATGCCCACCCAGCCAATCGGGTGCAGGATCGAATCAACAATGCGCGGATCGCGGGTCAGGTCCAGCACCAGGGCCATGTCGTGGATGTTCGGCGTGTGCGTGGTATTGGTCAGCGAAAGCTTGTGATTGAAGGTCGTAGGGTTATGCCCCTCGACGGCGGCGATAGCGGTGGCGCCGCCCGGATAGTCGTGCGCCGCGTGGTGCAGCGCTTGAGGCAGAGTCAGGATCGAACGCTTCGCGCGCTCGACACTGCTCCAGCGTGAACGGTAAGGCATGGCAGAAACTCCCGAAGCCAGCCCGAAGGCGCGGCCTCATAGTCGTCAGGTGGTCGCATGCAGCCGGCGAACCGACCGCACCCCAGGCAAGGCCCATGCTCCGCACAGGCCCTGCCCCTTGCAGCTCGCCCGCCGGTGGCGGCAGCGGGCGAACAACCCCAGGCATCCCGGCCCAGGTGCGGCGCGTGGTGGTGGCACGCGCCAGGGAGGTGGCAGCAGCCGAAGCAAGCTGCCAGTGACCAGGGCGAGGGCTATTGATATAGTCCGCGCCATGGTCCTCCCTTCGTCAGGTGGTCCATACGCCTGCTGATCTGTGGTGGAGAGGCAGGCAACACAGAGCCCTAGGGCTCTGGCGGCCACCGCTACAACGGCGGCCGGGAAACAGGGCGCCTTACGGCGCCTTTTTTCTATGCAGCAGCCAGAGCCTCATCGAGCTCAGGCGGGAAAACGTCATCAAGGGTGCACTGAGAGCCGAGCGCGTTGAGCGCAGAGACGATGGCGCGGGACTCAGCCAGACCAGGCACGCGCCGGCCCGACTCATAGTTGCTGACCCGAGCCTGCGTCCAACCCAGCTTCTTGATGAGGTCGCGCTGCTTGATGCCCGCCTCTTCGCGGGCAGCGGCGATACGGTTCATTCGGCGTTCTCCAAAGGACACGCGAACAATCCTAATCACGTTTCGTGATGCTTTCAACACGAGAAGTGAGAAAAATTTATTCCGTAGCGTGATAAAAAAGCCGCATGGAAACTTTAGGTCAACGATTAAAGCGCCTGCGCAAAGCAAAAGGCATGAGCCAGCAGGCTCTAGCCGAAGAATGCGGCTGGGCGTCGCAATCTCGCATTGGCAACTACGAGGCCGACCTGCGAGCCCCGTCATTAAGCGATCTCTTGCTAATCGCACCCGCACTCGGAGTTAGCCTCGCCGAGCTCGCTGGCAGCGATGAATGGACCGGCGCATATGGCGTTCAGGTTCAGGTCAAGAACCACCAGGTCAGAGAGAGCGTCGGCGCTGAGACAATAGAGGCAGGAACCGCCAAGGAGGGGGCAGTACCGGTGGTGGGTAACGCGAAGCTCGGAACAGACGGCTATTTCGAAGCCGTAGATTTCCCCGTAGGTCACGGCGACGGCTACTTGCTGATTCACAGCGACGACCCGAACGCCTATGGGCTCAAGGTGCTGGGCGACAGCATGCATCCTAGGATCAAGAACGGCGAATACGTCCTGATCGAGCCCAACAAAGTGTTCACCTCGGGCGACGAAGTGATGGTCAAGACGAAAGACGGCCAGGCGATGATCAAAGAGTTCATCTACCTGCGCGACGGCATGTACCGGTTCGACAGCGTCAACCAGAGCCACCAACCCATCCACCTGCCAGAGGACGCGATCGACAAGATCCACTTGGTCGGCGGCATCCTCAAGTCATCTCGCTTCACGCACGACTACCACACGGCCAGAAAGAAATAATCACATAACGTGTTGACTTAACCAACACGACACGTGATATTTGCCTCGTCTCTCCACCACAGAGCCGAGGTAAACCATGTCTGCATCTGTTCACGCGCTCCCGTCGTGCCCGACTGAGCGCATTTTCGAGCTGCGCCGCGCCGCCCAGGCCAATGGCTGCCAGTTCTCCCGCGTAAAACCCAAGCCCCGCACCGCGCCAGCCCCCTTCGATCCGAACGATGGAGGGCGTGCCGCATGAAACAGTTCGCCAAGCTGTTCGACTTCGGCGATATCGGCCAGGTGCTGGTCAAGCTCGATACCAACGATCAAGCAGAGCCCGAGGTTCGCTTCTACTTCAAGCCCGAGAACCTGGGCATCTGCTCCGTTGCGCTCAGCGGCTTCCCAGGCTCCGACGATGATCAGTGGCGGCAAGCCGAAACCGGCTTCAAGAACATTGACGCCGCTGCCGCTCGCGAGCTTGTCACCGCCACCCTCAAGACACTACCGGGAGGGCTCGGCGTATGAACTTCACCCTCCCCGAAGACGGCCTGCAGCGCCTCGCTGCCCAGCTCAACCTGTCCGGCACCTTCACCCACGCCCTGCGCTCTGCCTACGGCCACCGGCTGGAGGCCCGCGTACGGATCGAGCGCGGCCAACCCAACACTACCGTGCGCATCCAGATGGGCGACCAGGCGCACAGCCTCGACGTGCAAACCGCACACCCCGAGAAGCACCTGCAGGTCGCGGACTTCATCGACGCAATCGCCAACGGCCGCGTCGACGGCGGCGAGCTGGCACCACCCCGCGTCACCCGCGAGCCCCTGTTGCCCGAGCCGCCCGCCCTGCTCGACGAAACCCAGCTCGGCCGGCTCAAGCACATGGTGCGCTACGGCGGCTTTACCAGCCTCGAAACCGGCCACGAGCACCCGATTCACGTCGCCGTGCACCGCACCCGCCCGGCCGAGGGCGTGACCGTCATCGCCAGCATCGGCACCGCCCGCCCGCGCACCAAGTGCTTCACCGTGCGCGGCGATCAGCGCACGTGCCTCAAGCGCCTGCTGATCAGCATCGAGGATCTGCACATCGTCGCCACGCCCCAGCGCGCGGCCGCAGCGTGAGGAAGCCGCCATGTCCAACACCCTCAAGTACACCGCCCAGCGCCTCGGCATTGGGCACCGCGATCTGATGCGCCGCATGCGCGAAAAGGGCCTGCTTGACCGCTACAACCTGCCCGCCAACCCGGAGCTGACCAAGCTGTATCTGGTCACGCGCGAACACCGCTACCACCACCCCGAGCACGGCATGCAGTACCCGCGCACCACCCGCGTAACCGACGCCGGCATTCCGTGGCTCGCCGAGAAGCTCGGCATCGAGCGCCCGATGCCGGAGCCGCAGCAGGACCCGCGCGATGTCGCCTGACGCCCCGCTCCGGCCCCGCCAATACGCCGCGCAGATCGTCGCGCTCAAGAGCAAAGACGAACGCCGCGCCGCACTGGCCGAGGTGCCGGAGCACCTGCGCGACCTCGTGCGCAAGCACGTCGAGAACACATGGAACCATCCACAGAGGAAAGACTGATGGACACCAAACTGATCGAAGCTCTGCTGATCGAGCTGCTCAAGCTCCCGGCCGAGCGCTTCACCCAGGACAAGATCCTGGCCAACCTCACCCTTGCCGCCACCGCTGCCGGCGTCTCCCTCACCACCGAAGGCAGCACCCTGCAGCGCGAGCACATGCAGCTCGCCGCCGCACTGGAGCACCTGGCCGCCGACCTCGGCAGCCAGTACCGCGCCCGCGCAATGCTGCGCCTCGGCGCCGGGCTGGATGGCATCGAGCTGGGCGCCGTCATCGAGCCAACCGACAGCACCGCGCCTCTGCCGCGCTTCGTCGCATTCGGCTCAACCGCCCGCGCCACCCTCGCCGGCATTAACGCCGAGATCCGCAAGGCCAGCCAGCCTCAAACCAAGCCGGCGCCGCCCCGGATCGCCGGCAAGGTCAGCCTCAAGCGCCTGGCTAGCCAACTGGCAGACGACAAGGCGAACGCAGCATGAGCCACGCCAACCAGCGCGAGCTTCGCCTGCCGCCAGCGCCCCGCGCGCAGACCGTCGAGCTGCTCTTCCGCACCTTTGGCGACGTACTGGTGCCGGTCGACCGGCTGCGTGAGCAGTACTTCGACAAGCTCAACGACGACAACTTCACCCGCGCCCTGCGTGAGCTACGCGTGCTGCTGCCCGTAACCAAGCTCGACCCCAGCGCCAAGGGCACCAAGTTCGTCGACATCCGCCACCTGGCGGTCCTGATCGACACCCAGGCCGACGCGGCAGACGCCGAGCTGGCAGAGAAGATCTACCCGACAGAGCAAGAGGAACAGCCATGACGCCTGCCGAACGCGAACACGACGCCCAGCTGGCCGAGGCCTACTGGGCAACACGTGAGCGCAAGACCTTCGCCGTCGACATGGCAGCAGGCGACGGGCGCAAGACCACTTACCACCGGACGATCTACGTACGCGCAAGTACAGCCCAGGAAGCAACGGACTGGGCTCGTGAACACCGCTCGATGTTCAACACCCCAAAGCAAGTCGGGTTCCGCGCCCGCCTGGCTGGGCCGATGGAACTGGGCTGTACGGCCCGCTAACCGCAACACCAAAACCACCTGACAGCCGCACCCGCTGCCACCACCGGCGACCGGCCAACACGAGGAGCACCACCATGGAACTGACCACCCCGCAGATCTACGGCATCTTCGCCGCACTCAGCTGCGCCGCCATTGCCGGCCTTATCTTCTACTGCATCGGCCTGCGCAGCGGTAAAGCGACCGGCTACGAGCAAGGCCACAATGTCGCGAAGAACTACTGGCGCAAGATCGTCGGCAACGTCCGCGCCGACCTAGGCGAAGCCCGCGATCTGCTCGACGCCCGCACCCGAGAAATGGCAGCGCTTCGCCAGAGCATCGAGCAGGAGACGGCTGACCACGGCAAGGTCGAGCGCGACCTGCTTAACCGCCTGGCCGCCGCCGCGCCGCTGAGCGATGAAGACCACGCCGTGCTGATCGCCGTAGTCGCCAAGCTCGAGCTGGCCGCTGACACCTTCGCCGGCCTCAACTCGCCCGACCACGCCCGCTTCAGCCGCCACCTGCAGGCCCAGGTGCTGGACATCGCCGACCGCATCAAGAAGGCCCAGGCCAACACCCAGCCCCATCCCGACAGCGAGCTGATCGAGTGGCTGGAAGCTTCGGCAGAGGTCAGCTTTGACCTTGAGCAGGCTCGCATCACCTTCGGGTACGACCTTACGCAGCCGCATCCCATCGTCGACGACATCCGCTCAGTAGTTCGCCACGCCATGGAACAGTCCGAGCGCCAAGGCTTCGACGCCGCAGACGTGGAGGACGCAGCATGAGCTGGATCATCACCCGCACCGGCAAGCGCTTCGACCTCCTCGAACCGGCCGCCCACATGGTCGACCCGACCGACATCGCCCACGCGCTCAGCATGCAGTGCCGCTTCAACGGCCACGTGAAGTCCTTCTACAGCGTCGCCCAGCACTGCCTCGTCGTCGCCGAGCTGGTGCCGGTGCAGTACCAGCTGGAAGCCCTGCTGCACGACGCCACCGAGGCTTATGTGGGCGATCTGGTGAGCCCGCTGAAGCAGGCCCTGCCCGAGTACCGCCAGATCGAAATGCGCGTCTGGCACGCCATCTGCCACCGCTTCGACATCGAGCCCGTGCTGCCGCCCTGCGTGCATGACGGCGACCTGATCGCCCTCGCCACCGAAAAGCGCGACCTGATGCCGGCGCACGCGGACGCATGGCCTTGCCTGGTCGGCACCCACCCCGCGCAGTTCCGCATCAAGCCCATGACCCAGGCCGAGGCCGCACAGGCCTACTTCAACCGCCTGATGGAACTGCTGGCCACCACCCACCGCGCGAGGGCTGCCGCATGAGCTGCGAACAGTACATCGCCAAGTCGTTCAGCAAGCACAACAGCCAGCTGATCGACTACATGAACGACCTGATCGAAGACTACCAACGCCAGGGCTACGTGCTCACCGTCCGCCAGCTGTACTACCAGCTGGTGGCCCGTGACGTGATCGAGAACACCCTGCAGTCGTACAAGCGCACCGCCAACCTGATCAACGACGCCAAGCTGGCCGGGCATATGGATTGGGACGCCATTGAGGACCGCACCCGCGAGTTCCTGACCAACCCGCATTGGGACGCCGGCAGCTCCATCCTGCGCAGCGCAGCCCAAAGCTACGGCCAGGACATGTGGGAGAATCAGGAGACTCGCGTGTTCGTAGTGATCGAGAAGGAAGCCCTGATCGGCGTCTTGACTGGCACCTGCAGGAAATGGGACGTGCCCATTCTGGCCGCGCGCGGCTACCCGAGCGGATCTGTCCTGCGCGGGTTCGCCGAGGAACATCTATTGCCGGCGCTGTACGCCGGCCAGCGGGTGCGCGTGCTGCACCTGGGCGACCACGACCCGAGCGGCATCGACATGACGCGCGACCTGATCGAGCGGCTGTCGCTGTTCACTCGCCGCGAGATGGACGATAGCGACCTAGACCGCATCGCCCTGACAATGGACCAGATCGACGAGATCAAGCCACCAGAGAACCCGGCCAAGACCACGGATTCGCGCTTCGCCGCGTACCGTCGCCAGTACGGCACGAGTAGCTGGGAGCTGGACGCGCTGTCGCCGCAGTACCTCAACGACCTGCTGGAAGGCCATATCGAAGACCACGTGGACCCGGACGCATGGGCAGAGAAGTCGGCCGAGGTTGACGCCGTGCGCAACGACCTGCGCGACCTGGCTCGCTCTCAGGAAGAGAAGGAGGCACGGTCATGACCCAAGCCCCCGCCACCACCGTAGCCACTGCCGTGCGACAGCACGGCGGCGGCCGTCACCCGCTGAACCTGCTGCGCACGGCGCCTGCCGGCCGCCTGCAGGACTCGCGCGGGGGCGTTATAAAACGCCGCGCCGAAGGCGCGACATCATCCAATACCCTGCCCGCCAGCTGCGCAGCAGCTGCACACCCCACGACAGGCGTGCGCCGCGCCCGCGAGTTGAGCCCATCGCTCCGCTCTCAAAGTTGCCAGCACGCGCAGCTTGTCGAGGGGTATACGACCTCAGGGCCCCATCACACCGCGAAGCAATGGATTCAGCTCGATGAGTTTCTGCAGGTCTTGTTCGAAGTTATCCCGCGCTTGTGTAAGGGAGCCAAGCAAGGTTCCGGCGGCGGGCACATCGACGCGAACCTGCAAGATGCTAATGAGCACAGAAAGGTTAAACCTGAATTTCGACGCAATCACCAACCGGGCAGCACACTGGTCATCATCCAGGTTGCTAGAGGCTCGCTGCATGATTCGATTGAAGAAATCAACATCTCTCTGCCTCACACGAAGCCCTCTATCGGTAGGCAAAGGGGTCCCGTAGATTGTTGGCTCGAAGCCAGCCTCATGCTGCTCGCGGAGTTCTTGCACCCTGCGAAACGCACGATCTTGGTTGACCAACTGCTGAGTAGCCCTCAACGCTTCCCAGATAACGGTATACAAACGCATACCCTGAGCTTGCTCACGAGCGAGATCGTCTTGCCGCTTCATTCGAGCCGGCACTGCAATTGCCACGATCAGAGCCAGAATGGAGCCAGCAGCCTGCACCCAAGCCGCACCTGTTTGGCCTGCGTTCACCGCCAGCATCAGGAGGTAAGTTGCAGCGAAGATCACGACAACACCCGGCACCGTAATCGTCAGATGTTCCTTTGCCCACTGCCACCAGCGGTCGTACCACATCACCATCACCTCAACGCAAAAAAACATCGGGCGAGCTTGCCGGCACCATGCCACCATGTCCAGCGGGAGGCAGCATGAACAAGCCAACCGAGACGGCGGCCAACAGCGAGCCAATGGAGAAGCCGGTCGACGTGCTGCTGCAGCTACCCGAGGTCTGCCGCCAGGCAGGCTTCGGGAAGACGGCCATCTACCGGATGATGAAGGAAGGCACCTTCCCCGAACCGATCAAGATCGGTCCAGCGTCGCGCTGGTCGCAGATCGAGGTGCAGGCGTGGATTGAAAAGCAAAAGGCCGCCCGTAGGGCGGCCTGATTGCGAGACCTATCTAGCCTTGCTTTGACCGCTCGTATTTGAGCAGCTTCACCGCGATCACAGAGGCCAGAATGCCCAAAACAGACAATCCACCCAGAACCAACAAGATCAGTTCTGGAACCTGGGCCTGTCTTAACAGTGCATTAGCTTCACCCAGCTTTTCGGCTGGTATCAGCGGTTTGACCTGCTCCAAACCTAAACTGACAGCAAAGTTCCAGCTAAACAGGGCGAAAACGAGAAGGAGAGGCCCGATAAAAAACCAATTCTCCATATGTTTCATGTAGAAGTCGGGCTTGTCATACGCCACGTAAAGAACACCACCGATATAGGCAGCAAGCCCCCACCACAGAAAACTCTCCACACTCTCCATCTCACCCCTCCCCGAAGATTGAATCCGCCCAAGCCTGCATCATCTCTCGCCGCTCCGCTAGATACTGAGCGTGGTTGTAGGCAGCCCGCACCTTGTTGCGCTCCACGTGAGCCAGCTGCAGCTCGATCACCTCTGAGCGCCACCGCCCCATCTCATAAAGGTGCGTTGAAGCTGTCGCGCGGAAGTCATGGCAATGCCACCCCCTCATATCCAGGTACTCAAGCGCTCGGTTGAGGGTGGTGGGGCTGATCGGCCTGGCAGGATCACGCAGCCCTGGGAACAGCAGCTCGCCGGCAGTGATCTTGCGCAGCTCTCGAAGCAGCTCGACAGCCTGATGGGGCAAGGGCACCAGATGCTTGCGCCGCATCTTCATACGCTCGGCCGGAATTTCCCACATCGCCCCGTCCAGATCGAATTCCGGCCACCTGGCACATCTCAGCTCACCGGTACGGGTAAACAGCATCGGCAGCAGCTTGAGCGCGATCACCGTGCCTCGGTGCCCCTTGTAGCGGTCAACGGCCGCCAGGTATTCCCCCAACTGCTCACGCGACATCGGCTGGCTATGGTTGATCGCCTTGCGCTGGATCGCTCCCTTGAGAGCGGCAGCAGGATCAGCGTCGGCACGCAGCGTTGCTACCCCAAACCGAAACACCGCCGAGATCCACTGCCGAACCTGCAGGGCGAGCGTGGTTGCGCCACGGCCGTCCATCTTGCGCAGAATCGCCAGCACCTGGGCGGCAGTAATCTCACGCATGGGCATGCGACCGATAGCCGGATACACGTCATTTACGAATGCTCGCCGGCACTGATCACGATACGTCTGTGACCTCTGGCCCAGGCGGTCCTCGATCCACTCTTCAGCTACGACCTTGAAGGTGTTGCGATTCTCAGCGAGCTGGGTGGCCTTCTCAGTCTGCCGTACGTGAGAAGGGTGCCGGCCTGCGCGCACGTGCTCGCGCGCGACATCGCGCTCAGCACGTGCATCAGCAAGGGAAACGTCAGGGTAGGCACCGATGGCGAAGGTGTTCTCTTTACCGTCCAGCCGATAGCGGTAGCGCCACAGCTTGGAGCCGTTCGGCCTGACCTCTAGGTGCAAGCCAGCGCCATCGGCCATCTTGATTGGCGACGGTCCAGGCTTGGCCTGGCGGATCTTCACATCGGTTAAAGGCAT